AATACGACCTGATCAGGTCCTCGATGGTCACCTCGTCGGTACCCGCGCCCCGCTCCACGGCCTGCCGGGACAGGGTCTGTGAGCCCGCGATGGTGAGCACGGCCGGGCTCAACAGGGTGTCGTCGATGTTCGTCTCGGACGCCGCCACGTTCTCCGTCTGCACCGCGGTCGAGGTGGCGGTCGTGATCCGCGAGATGTTCACGGTCATGCCCTGTTCGGGCAGCGGAAGCTGTCGCATGGCGTTGGCCAGCGGTCGGCCCGCCTTCGCGGCCTTCGCGTACAGCTCGGTGAGGTACTGCGGCACGACCAGGCCGGCGAACGCCGACGTTGCCGCGGCGCGCTGCTCCATCCCGACGAGGTACTCGGCGCGCTCCACCCGTTCCTCGCGCATGTGCGCGGCCAGGTTGTCCCGGGCCGCGTAGTCGCCGAAGTGGTTGGCCACAACGTCGCGCATGAAGTTGCGCCCGGTCGGGTCGGTGTCCGCCCGGTAGGTGCGCTCCCCGCGGGTCACGGTGGCCCCGCCGACCGCGATGCTGCGAGCCTGGCCGGGCGCGGCAGCAGTGGCCGAGCCGAGCGTGTTGCGCAGCTGGTCGTACGCCTGCTCGTTGCGCAGCTCGGTCTCGTACTCTTCGAGCCTGGCCTGATGCGCGGCGATCTTCGCATCGATGTCGGTCCGGGCGTCCCGAGCGGTGCGCGCCTCGGTGGCCTCGGTGTCCGTGAGATCCCGCTCGGCCCGCTCGGCGGTGCCCGCGGTCAGCTCGCGCAGCCGGGTGAGGGTGTCGGTGTGCGGCTGCCGCTGCGCCAGCAGGTCAGCGATGCGCTGCCGCTGCTGCGCGATGATTTGTTCGAGGGTCATTTGCCCGCGCCTTTCAGTGGTGTCCGGAATGGAATCGGGCACTCAGCTGGTAGCGGCTGGCACACAGACCGTGAGGCGTGGCGCGAGGCTGCGAGGAATGCGGTACTTACTGGTGATCAGTCTAGGTGCGATGCGCAACGTTGCGCCGATACGCAATGCCAAAGGTTCACCCGATCAGGGGATGGCACCTTGCATCGTTGCGATGTATGGTTGTGGAACAACTTAATAAACCGTGTGGTTCCCCAACCGGGGGAGCCCAAGTCCCGAAAGGGGGGTGGTTCTCATGACCACCACGACCTGCACCTTCTGCTCCGCCAACGAGCAGGCCTTCGCGGCCCGGCAGGCCTTCGGGGTCGGCTCCCCGGAGCACCGCGCGGCACTGGCCCCGCTCGGCCCGCTGTTCGAGCTGGCCCGGGTCGGCAACGCCCACTCGGCAGGCTGCGAGGCCAACCGGCCGCTGGTCCTGATGGGCTGAGGCCAAGCGGTGATCCGCTACCTGAGCCGCACACAGGTCGCCAACCGGATCGGAGTCCGGGCGGCGACCCTATCGCGCTACAAACTCCCCCCGCCCGACGCCACCATCGGCACCGCGCGAGGCTGGCTACCCGAAACCATCGACCATTGGCAGCAGCAGCGCCCCGGGCGGGGCGCACGAACCGACTTGGAAAGGCACCAGCGATGAAGCTGCAGGAACTCGACGAAGCCACCTATGACCGCGCACGGAAGCTGATCGGACACGATGAAGAGCTATGGCTCGCAGTGTCCGAAGTATGGTGGGCCGCCTACAGGGCCGGGATCCGTGACGGCGTTGACGCGGCCCACCAGCGGGGCGAATGGAAATCTCAGGCCGTGTGCCCGCTCAGTCGTCCAGGATTTGATCAGTCCAGGTAGGTGAGCAGCGTCGCCCGGGACATTCCCCGGGTGGCGCTCCGCTGCGACCGCAGATCAACCGACGTGTGAGGGTTCGCCCCGTACCCGACGATCGCCACATCACCCCGGTGAATGTCAACCTCACGAATCCGGAACTCGGTGTAATCCGGCGACCAGCTGCCCGACGTGATCATGAACGCAAACGACATTTCATCGATCAAACCTGATCGCAGCTTCGGCGCCACATACGCCACGTCGGGATCCCCGGCGTCCAAGGTCGCGGTCGGAACCAGGCCAGCGTCCGTCTCCGAAAGGGTCAGCGTGCCGTTCGTGGTGCGAGCGATCCGGCGCAGCTGGTCATGCCCCAGCACCAGCGGTACATCAAGGCCGGGCTGCGCGAGTGTCTTGCCGAACGCGCCCCGCTCCACGATCTCCGAATACGACCCGAACATGTCGAGCATTTCGTAGGGCTGCTCAGTGGCCGACGCGACCCCGGTGAAGGTCAGCGTGCCGCCCGTGCTCACCTCGCGCAGTTCGATGCCCGCGAGGCGCACCGGGGCGGTCCGCTGCGTCGAACCGGGAAGCTCCGAGCAGCGACGCTGCCGGGGCCGGTGCGAACGCTGCGCCACGGCGGCCGCGCGAGCGCGAGCAGCCTCACGGAAATCAAGCATCAGAGACACTCCCATCGGTCGGCGCAGCGGGCAACGCGGGCGGCGGCGCAGGCGTGCCGCCCATACCGCTGGTGACGAACTCAGCCAGGTCGGCGTCGTCCAGGTCGGGCAGGTTGTAGAACGTGTTCCGCACCTCATTGGGTGTGCGGATCCGATCCCGGATCTGCTGGCCCAGCATCGTCGACAACGCGGCCGGGTCCATCTGCAGCAGCTGCTCGACCGCGAACTCGCAGTGCCGCGGCTTACTCATCAGCCCGTTGGAGAACGCATTGCGGCGCCGCTTGAGCGTCGGGCCGAGATGCACGATCAGCAGCTGCAGGAACCGCTGTGTGATGTTCGCGTAGGTGATCGATGCGCCCGGCGCGGACGCAGCGCCGATCAAATCCGCGGGTACGTCAAAGAATCGGGCGATGTCCGCCGAGCTCGCCTGCATCGAGGCGAGCCAGATCTGATCGTTCGACTCGGCGACGACGGGGGAGAACTCCCAGTCCATGCCGGTGACGAACACGTCGCCCCCGCCTTGCATGGCAGATTTGAACCGGTCCTTGATCAGCCGGGCCTCGTCCGCCGGGAGTTTCTTGCCGGTGTTCTTGAGGTGCCCGGCGGGTACCGCGTTGTTCGTGTACCAGCTGATGGAGAAATCCTGCGCGCTCTTATACTGCGAGATCGTCATCGCAGCATGACTGAGTGGGGACAGCCCCACCGGTACGCCGGCCACCGTGTACTGCCGCTCGTGCCACACCTCGTCGCGCGGGTACTCGCGCTGGCCGATGCGGTAGGTGATCGTGCCATCCTTCGCCAACTTCACCCGCACGTCGGTGGCCGGCACGAGGTCGATCCGCATCGGGAACCCGAGCGCGTCGCGCGCCTTGATCAGCCCGAACGTGTTTCCGTAGCGGTCGAGGTCGACCTGCGAGGAGTACAGGAATTCGGGAAAGTATATTCCGGGCGATGGCTGCACCATTACCGGCGGCAGATTCACCGGGAATTGCAGCGTGTCGCCCGTGCTGTCCTTGAATTCTCGGAAGCAATGCACGTCGAGCGAGGAAAGCAAATTCGCTCGCACGCGCAGCGACGCCCACACCGCCGAGTGCCGCATCGCGTCGCTTTCCGTGACAGGCGCGGCGCCATTACCCATCGAGCGCGGCGAGTATCCGGCGAACTGGTCGAGCGTCACGCTGCGCAGCTGGCCGCGGACGAGATCCCGTAGCGTCATCGTGGCTCGATCCGGGACGCTTCGGCTTCACGTGCTTGCCGAATATCGTCGTCCGTTGCCGTCACGCCCCGATCGTCGTCCGCGTGCCACACCCCGTTCCCATCGCGGACCCAAGTCACGGTGTGCCCCTGAGTCACGCTTCGATAGGCGTAGACGTCCCGTAGCGTCACTTCGCGGCGCTCAGAACCCAGCTGATGCCGACGAGGAATAGCGCGGTGGCCAGCAGTCCACCGGCCACCGTGAGTACGTACAGCAGCGCCGTACCGACCAGCCAGCAGCCAGCGGCTGCGGCCTCGATCAGCGTTGTCGCCAGCTTCACAGGAAGCTATCCCCCGTTTCGTACCAATCGTCGGGTATCTGGTAATGCGTCCACAATGCGTATACGGCGACCTGCAGCGGGCAGAGATCGAACTTGCTCGGCCCAGCCTCAAATATAAAGGCGTTCTCCCCAACAAACCTACGCACCGCCGATTCGAGCGCGGTTGTGATTTCCGCCTGAGCGCGATGCACAAGCCGCGGCGCCTCGTCAGCGGAGCGGTCAAGGCTCACCGCTGCGTCATAGAAACCGCCGGCGGCGTGCGCCTTGCTCATTGCGGGAACCCGCTTCACCGTGAACTCGGCCGCCTCGAGGTCGGCGATCAGCGAGCCTGCCGGCGACGCCGGATCCAGCCCGACCACGTTCTCATCCTTGCCGCGCCGCGCCTGTAGCTCGGTCAGGAATGGCACGATCCATCCGGTCCCATCGCAGCGGTAGGCGATGAGTGCGACCAGGTCACGCCCGTCCGCGGTCGAGCCGGCGCCGCCGATCGCGGCCCAGGACCGGTCTTCGCTGACCGCGACCGACCAGACCGCGCGGCCGGCGAAGTCCGCATTGGGGTCGGCGCAGCGCGCCCAATCATCGGGCGGAATGATCTGCACATGAGCCGAATCACCCGGCCACCTATTCCCATAGGCGCGCTCGAACTCGCCCGGCTTCGCAGACAAACCCTCGAAGTCTGCTCGAATTGTGTCGACCGACTGGGTATATCCGATGGCCGGCATGAATGTCGCCCACATATCAGGGTCGCTCAAGTCGATATCGTCGGCGGCCGAATACTCGAAATAGGCGACGCCGTTGCGCTGACCGGCCTCGGCACGCGAACGGCCATCCTGTACCTTCGCCCACAAATACGACGGTATTCTTTCGCCCGTTTCATCATGCAATTTCGGGCGCCCGTGCGGGGTTAATTCCCATTTCGACGGGCCCGCAGTGGAGACGATGCCGAGCTGCGCGTGCGGGACTGTCACGGTGGCCGGGCGCATCGCCTGCTCGACCTCCCACCCGATGGCGAACGCCTCGTCGCCGACCCATTCGTCGAGCGTGCCGCCGTGGCCTGCCTTGTCCGTGACCGCGTCAATGGCGTGAATGCTGCCATTCTTCCACGTTATTCTTTCCTCACCGCCGCCCTTTACCAGATCAAACATCCCGCCGAATACATCGGACCTTTGCAATAGCGGGATCTGATCCTGTAGGAATTTCTTTCGGGCATCCTTGCGCGTCTGCGCCGTGTAGACCACTCTGCGCAGCGGGCCGAGCAGGCAGGTTGTGATCATCTTCGGCAGGATCAGCTGCGTTTTGCCGGACTGCCGCGGCACGGTGAGCCGCCATTCCCGGTAGTAGGGGTTGCCTGTCGCAGGGTCGTACTCGCCGACCACGTCGGCGACCATCCGCTGCCACGGCATCAGCGGCTTACCCAGGTGCTCGGCGACCACGGCCACCCGAGCGCCCCGCGTGGGCCGGCTCGAGGTGCGGGGCGTCGCCCAGCGGGGTTGCGCCTCAACCCGCCGCCTGACCAGCGCGGTCACGAGCCAGCCCGCAGTGCAGACCTGGCGTCAGTGGGACACAGCCAGCGGGTATACCGCGGGGTACTGGGCCAGAGCTGGTAGGTGATCAGCGTGGCGCCGTAGCGCCCGCACCAGTGGCAACGAGGCGCAGTCACGAGCCGGCCCGCTCCCAGTCCGCCATGAACCGATCCCGCGGCGACTCAACCACGCCCGCCGGGCCCGACTGCTCAACCACCGGACACTGCGAACGGAGATCATCCATGAGCCGCTTGATCGTGTTCGCCGCCGAGGCCAGGTTCGCGGCCTCGCCCCGGTCGATCTCATGGGCCAGGCGCATGATCATTGCAACCAACAATGGATTCCGCTCATTCGCCCCGTCGATCTTCGCTATTTCCGCAAGCGCATTCTTCCCGATGATGCCGGGCGGGTATTGCGTCTCCACCGATATTGATTTCTTCGCAGGCTTCGGCGCGGCAATATCGGGAACCGCGGCCAATTTGCCCATGCCCGCTTTCTTTGCTTTCACCCGGGCGCGGTATTCCACCATGTACGCCGCATTAATTGCCAGCCGCTCGGGACATTTGCAATTCGGGCAGCATTTCTGTTTCCCGGTGGTATGCGCGCGTTGGCAGCAGCGAATATAACTCACCATTGCTTGCCGCCATTCTTTACCATTCCCGCATTCGAGTGATAAACCATTACCCTAGGTAGTCGGCCTATCCTCGGCTGAGTTTTCCTGTTGGCGACTCTCCTTC